CAATGCCTGTGAGCGGTTGGCATAATCCCACAGCCATACAAGGCTGTCTGTTTCTTTTGCGGAAAGCCCGTTGGGCTTCTTCTCTTGTTTGCCAGTATTTTTCTCGCACTGGCTGAAATAGCAGTCTTCCAGTTTTTCGAACACTTCCCACGCCTGATCGGTTTCGAGCATTTTTGCGTGACGGGCTGCGCCGCGTTCTGTCCAGAGGATGAGGGAGCGAACATTGCGGGCGATTTTCACAGAGTAACTTTCTGTTACCTCGCGGCTAACAGACTCGCTTAAAGATAGTCTGTGCTTAAACTCACGTAGTTCATTCCCTTCCAACTTAAAGAAATGTTTTCCCTGTACAAATCGCGCAGAGTTACGGGAAAAATTCATTTTTATATTGACTGTTTCAGTGCCATACAATTGCGCCAATAATTCTGTAGTAATTACGGGGATCTGGTTGTAGGCAATTGGGGAAAGAGTTTCAACGGAAATTTGAGTCGCCATGACAACGCCCTCTGGTTGATGAATTTAACTATCACCACCGTCAGGTGCAAATCTTTGGGTGGTGAGACGTACAGGGTTTGCACTACCGGATCAACCAACCGGCGAGCCTTTCGGCTCCCCCATACGCCCCACCATAATTCAGATGTGCGTGTGCTTACGACAACAAAAAACACGCTCGCGGCGTGTGTCTGTCGCGGTTGAATATCCGGGGTGCAAATCCCGACGCCAGATTTTGCTGGCGCGTGAGGAATATAGCCCCGAATAAATCATCACGTCAATCACCTTGTTTTCCTCGCACGATGTCTTAGCCACCGGATATCCCACAGGTGAGCCGTGTAATTGAAGGTTTTAACGTCAGATTCTTTTGGGATTGGCCTGGGTTTATTTCTGGAGCGTTTCGTTGGAAGGTATTTGCAGTTTTCGCAGATGATGTCGGTGATACTTCGTCGCTGTCGCCTCATGCCGCCCTCCTGACGCCCTGCCCGATCGCCATCAATGCCGCTTTGGATACGGTAGTAAACATCCGTCGAGGACTGATGAACGGTCGCCAAATCAGCAGCATGGAACCTTTGCTGTTTCCCTTCTTCTCCAGCCCTGTCGATGGTTCGATAAAATTAATCCGTCCATCAGTGATGATGCGAACTTCGTCAACACTCTCCAGAGCCTTACTGAACCATCCGACAGACATATCCTCTGGCACAAGCATCACTACCGTCTGTCGTTGTTGTATGCACTGCTCAGCGGCTTTTTCCACCCACGGCCTGATATTGCTGTACGGTGGGTTATTCCAGATTGCACCGTGGCTTACCCACTCAGAATTGAGCGCGTCGTCGGCCTCAGTTAGCCAGTGAGCACACAGAGCATTTTTGTCGCTCGCTGCCGAATCCAGCCAGAATCCAAACTCAATATCCAGTGCATCAAAAAGCCAAAGCGGCGTTTGCCAGCAGTCCTTGTCGTGTGCTGGCGTATTTGATTTGATAGTCATGCAGCCTTCCCTTTTCGTTGTGACCATTCATACTCTCGCCAGGAGTCATCACTCCACCGCACGTTGCGCTCTGAGCCGAACCAGAACATGATTTCGATAAGCTCAGTCATGCTGGCCTTCCGCATTTTGCTGGTGCGCACACCAAGCATGACAACGCCACCGCCGATACCAGGCGCACTTCGTTGCTCCAGTTTTTTGGTCTTAAGCCACAGGGCAGTGAACAGGTCTTTCCAGTCTTCCGGCGCCAGCCGTTGACCATGCCATAGCACCTGACGCGAAACATCGTTCAGCATCGGCCACATACGGTCATTCTGCGCTTTGCTACGCTTGGGTTCTTTAACGTGGACTTCGTGGGGTGACTTGTCGTCGATGGGTAGTGAGAGAATGGCGTCTATGGCGTTATTTCTGATTGCTTCGTTGCGAAGCAGAAAGGTTTGCTTCATCTCCTGCTCTCCGGTTCCATTTTTCAGCCGCCGCAGCAACTGATGGTGCCCATGCCCCCCTGGCTTCACAGAGGTCACATTCTGCATAGCCCCACACATCAATATTTATTCCGGCCTCAACCCACAGACGAGCATTACCGCCGCAAAACGGACATTCTTTTAGCTTTGGCTGGGTTAATGATAGGTCGCTCATGCTCACTCCTTCACTTTAAATCCAGACTCCGGATAATTCTGTTGCGCTGAAACTCATTGTTGAGTTTGAACAACCGTCGAAGAACACGGTCACGCGGATAGCGTCGTGCGGCAGGTGAATGCTCATACAACTCATCAAGCGGCAAACTGGACGATGAACGATACCGATACCAACGCACCAACTCTTCACGAAAATTAGCCCTGACAAGCTCAGCTATCGTACTCATTTCTTAAAGCCTCCAATTACTCTTCCCCAAATAAAAAGGCCTGCGATTACCAGCAGGCCTGTTACAAGCTCAGTGATGTAGATGGTCATCTTTTAACTCCATATACCGCCAATACCCGTTTCATCACTGCACTCTGGCGACACTCCTTAAAAATCAGGTTCGTGCTCACCTTTCCTTCCCGTTCTTCCCTGGTAGCAAACCGGTAATACACCGTTCGCCAGACCTTACCATCAATGACAAGGATTCCTGCCCGCGCCATTTTAGCCGCAGCCTGATTTATACTGGTTACGGTTGCGCCTGTTACCGCGGAAACGTCCTGTGCACAGAAGTTCTTATGCGTCCCGAGGTAATGAATAATTGCCTCTTTGCCCGTCATACACTTGCTCCTTTCAGTCCGAACTTAGCTTTAATTTCTGCGATCTTCGCCAGAGCCTGTGCTCGATTTAGAGGTCTGCCGCCCATGACAGGAAGTTGTTTTACTGGTTCAGGTATCGTCTCACCACGGTTAATTCGTGCTGTCATACAGGTCAGTTCATCGGCAGCCTTGCGCCGTAATTCCGCGTCAGTCAGCGCATTGGCCCGCATGTTCTGGTACAGGTTGGTAACCAGCCAGTAGTGCGCGTTTGATTTCCACGGATAAGACTCTGCATCCGGATACAGGCCACGCTTCCGGCAATACTCGTAAACCATATCAACCAGCTCGCTGACGTTTGGCAGTCCGGCGATAACGGATGCTTCTTCCCGGCACCATGCAACAAACTGCCCGGGTGATGGAAGAAATGGTCGATTCTGCCGACGGGCTACGCGCATTCCTGCGTTAACCTGTTCCATCGAGGTGATCCCGTTTTCCCGGAAAGCCAGAACCCACTGGCGGCGGATTTCATTCAGTTCGTTCTGGCCCCGGTTAGCCAGACTCGCCGGGAAAGTTGCCAGTAACTGGCTGAACACACCGTTGATGATCTGCGCTACCTGTTGTACCTGCGGCTTTTCGTCGTACTGTTCCGGCATGTTGTTGGCGATCCGACGCATCTGCTCACGGTCAAAGTTAACCATCTGTGCGGCGATGTTTTTCATAAATCCACCCCGTAAATCCAGTCAGTGTTTGTCAGGTCGAGTTTTGGTTTTCCAGCTGTCACGCCAGCCTGTTGCTTGTTACGGTTGATTTCGAGTTGGGTCCACTTGTCGCGGAGTTTGGCCGGACTTAGCACGTTACCGGACCAGAAGTTGTCCTGGCATGCCCAGCGGAACAGCACGCACATGTCGCGGTGGTTACGTCCGTCACGTTCACGCATCAGGCGGATATCGTTAGCCCACCCTGCAAAATTCGGTTTTCTGGCTGATGGTGCGATGGTCTTCACCATGTCAAACATCCACTCTGCGGCGGTCAGGTCTTCTGCTGTTCCCCACTTGCTGCCGCTCTGAATTGCAGCATCCGGTTTAACCACAGAAAGATCGTTTTCTGGCTGGTCAGAGGATTCGCCAGAATTCTCGGACGAATAATCTTTTCTTTTTTCTTTTGTAATAGTGTCTTTTGTGTCCCCCTGTTTTGAGGGATAGCAATCCCCTAATTTGAGGGATGTTTTATCCCTCGTTTTAGGGGGGGTTCCCTCGTTTTGAGGGATGTCCCTCATTTTAGGGGAACCTCCCTCGTTTTGAGGGATGCACCATTCTGAGATGTTTTTATTTGGTCCAAACATGCCGCCTTGCTGCTTGATAATATTCATTCTGACGAGTTCTAACTTGGCTTCATTGCACCGTTTGACAGGTAACTTTGTAATCTCGCTAAGTTGAGAATCGGTGATTCTGTCCATTGGTTTATTCCACCCATAGGTTTTACGCAGAATGGCAAGCAGCACTTTAAACTGTCGCTTGGTCAGATCTGCGCCTGAATAAGCCTCAATCAGCATATTTGATAGTCTGGCGTAACCATCATCGAGATCTGCCACATTACGCTCCTGTCCGGCAAAGTTACTTCTGCCGAAGTTGAGTATTTTTGCTGTATTTGTCATAATGACTCCTGTTGATAGATCCAGTAATGACCTCAGAATTCCATCTGGATTTGTTCAGAACGCTCGGTCTTGCACACCGGGCGTTTTTTATTGGTGAGTTCATCAAGCGCATACTTAAAAGCCCTGCTAATCGGACTGATGTCTGATGCCATTCCGAAAGCACACAAGACCGAAGCAATAAATCTCCAGTCCGTTCTGCTTATCTTCGATTCATGACAGCCAATCATCTTTGCCAGACCGCGCTGGGTAAGCGTTGACAGGTTGATAAGTAAATCTGTTTCTGCGCGATCAACGTCGCGCTGTGATAGTTTGCTGTAACTTGTTTGTTCCATTTCTTAAGATTTCCAATAGTGAATAGTTAGTTGAAAGGTATGCGTGGAAACGCATATGGCCTTAGTTGGTCAGATATCTTGGGACTCGCTTTTCAGCGACGTAGGACGAATGTCCGTTGTTACAAAGAGCGGATACTGCTTAGGCGGCTTTGTTACTGGATGGAGGGAAAACATCATCCAAAGAACATTGGCACCCTAACTTCCTGAGGCCTTCTACGATCTTTCGGCAATCGTTAAGTCTAGGAGTACGGATATTCAGCTCATAGTTGGCGATGCGGGATTGCCCCCAACCAATTGCCGAAGCCAGTACAGCTTGCGAAACTCCGATTTTTTTTCGCTGCTGGGCAATTTTGTTCATTGCGGTCTCCCTAGTATTAATCACACACCCATTACACACAATTTGTGATTAACAGTCAACCTCAATTCGTGTACAGAGTTCAATCACGTTGCGTGTTACATTTAAAGGATGAAAACGATGCATGAAATTATCGGGGAAAGGATCAAGTCCCTTAGAGAAGCTAAAGGACTTAGCCAGGCTCAATTGGCCAAGCTTTGCGGCTGGGCTGCGCCTTCACGCCTGGGGAACTACGAGTTAGGAACAAGAAAGGTTAGCGCGGATGACGCGCTGGTTCTTGGGGCGGCACTCGGCGTATCTCCGGCAAAAATAATGTTTGGCGAGGATTCAGACGCTGTATTTCGCCAATATGAGTACCCGTTATTTTCTTCAGTGCAGGCCGGGCCGTTTTCGGAGGTTGGAAGCTACACAGCAAGCGATGCAAAGGCATGGGTCCCAACGACCACAAAAGCCAGCGAAAAAGCTTTCTGGCTTGAGGTGAAAGGCCATTCTATGACTGCGCCACAGGGCGTAAGGCCGAGTTTTCCTGAGGGTATGCTGATACTCGTTGATCCGGCCGAGCCGGTAGAGTCTGGGGATTTCTGCGTGGCTTCTGCAAATGGTGATTCAGAGGCAACGTTCAAGAAGTATGAGAAGGATGCAGGGGTTAGTTACTTGGTTCCATTGAATCCGGCATACAGAACCCTGGACTGCGATCACACATGCCGCATCATAGGCAAGGTAGTTAAGGCTCAGTGGCCTGAAGAGACGTTTGGATGATGGATGGTCGCAGAGATGCTCGTAGAGCATACAGCGATGCAGGAGAATTTATGGCACTTAATTTAGAAAGAATATCTTTTATAACCCCATTTGATAGCAGCGAAGAACCCAACCAACCGACGCTTAATTTTACATGCAATGAATTTCCTGCGCGGCTATCGATTGATTTCAGGGTTGGTATGATCGGGTTGAAACCAAATTCAAGATATAATTTGGGTATTATGGTAATCCCCGCGCACCTAATTATAAAAAAAGGTGAGGAAATTCAATTCCCTGACGGCTCTTCGGAATCAGTTTCACTTTTCATCGATACGAAAGATAGCCATTTTGAAACAGGGGTTGGCGGACAGGTAATAGTAACATTGAAAGAAATTAGGGTCCCAGCTAAAGGGCTGTATAGTGTTATAGGGATATTGCAAGATAATGAAGACCCTAAAAATGAACTTCATAAAAATGAATCATTTTTCACCGTAGAGCTATTATGAGTGACGACAGTAATTTAAATAATCATGGAAAGCAAGACACCAACATATCTGAAAGCCGGAGGTTGAAGGTTGTTGGCGGTTCCGATTTTGAGGCTGAATTTGATAATTCTCCCACCAAGGTGCAAAATAATTACATAAAACCGCCACAAACGGAGGAAGAAGTGGGAACGATCAGCAGAGAGGAACTTGATGCTCGCTTAGCTGCTAATAAAGCAGAGATGGAGTCTATTGCTTCTTCCATTAGGACTGACATGGCTCTATCTCGTGAAAGCGTTAATGTCCAATTTGCATCACTTAATGCAGCCATAAGCTCTCTATCGTCCAAGATCGATGGAAAGATGGATAGCGCTGCTGGCGATATAAAAGCAATTAATGGGAGATTCGAAGGAATTCAAGGACAAATAACAGGGGTTAATACCGCAATTAGTGGTGTTCAGTCGGGTATTTCTATACGATTAGCCATTTTTAGTGTCATTATCGCTGTAATAGTTGCGATTCCCGGGCTGGTATCAGCTTTAAAGTCAGACCACGCACCTTTGCAACAGCCTTCCACTTTGCAAGCGCCGCCACAAAATACCCAGCCAACAGACAACAAAAAAATCACTCCCCAGCATTAACGCATTAACCCGGCCTCAGCGCCGGGTTTTTTGTTGCCTGCACATAACTATCAGGACAGCACCTGCCAGCCAGCCCAAGCCTCTGATTAAATTACTATAATTCTTAATACAACTCCCATATCCCGCCATCTCGTCACCACCTACTTCGCTCGTTTTTCGAACTTTTCAGCACACCATCCTGCTGTTTCCCCCGCCTTAAGTAAGCAAACCCATCGCGGGGAAAACTATTTACACAAAAAAATCATACACATAACGTGTCACACCCTTATTTTACACATTTTGTGATTGACCATTAAATCACAATATGTGACTATTATTTCCATCAGCAGGACGCTGGTAGCCAAACGGAAAAGATTGGCAGGCTCTTTAAACAACGTCGAACACTCGACTACGTGGCTGAAAAGCCAGATCACCCAACCACATAAGCTGTGGGATGCAATGCCGAAGCAACCGTCTCAGGAGGAGCTTCGAGATTGCATCGCCAAAGTTTATTCGGGAGGAATCTATGTCCAGAAAAACAGAATTTAAAGGCACCGCAGCTTCTCGCCGTAGAGCTCGTCGCGCAAACCTGCAAAGTCAGGAGTCGATTAGCTCCGACAAGCTACACAGGCCAACCCCTTCACGAGTGGTCTTGCAATGCAAGCGCAAACCAGCAATGAGAGCAGAAGTTATAACTCTGACAACGTTGACCAGAAAATATGAAGGTTCAACTTGTCTTCCAAACGTAGCCATTTACGCTGCAGGCTACCGTAAATCCAAACAACTGACAGCAAGATGACTTGTGTTGGTCGCCAGAAAATGAAATTAGGCAGCAAACCACTTATTTGAGAGGAATTAATATGTCATCAATCCGCTTAACTACGAGAATGAAAGAGGAAATCGCTCGTAACGCTTTAATTAAGTCCGGGGTGTTCACTGAACTTGAAGAAGTAACAAAGTTAAAGAACCAGCTTGCACTTGACGCCAGAGTTATTGCGTTTGGCGGGAAAAAGAAAACCGAAGAAGTGGACCAGCTGGCATCAAAGTTAATGGCTGCAAGTGAGGAACTTCAAAAGCTGGGATGTTCATTTTACTCATGCGATGTCAGTTCATGTTCGATTTATCTGACTGTATCTGGAAGAAGGGTTGGCTGGCATTCATACGGAAAAGACGGCAACGGTGAAGATATATTGCTCCCTACCCCCGACAAAGATAAATGCATGTTTGACGCAGAACACAAAATAACAAAAAGGTTTGATGAAATCTGCGCATTGCAACAAAAACTTGAAGCCAGGAAAAAGGATATAGAATCAAACGTATGGGCTGCTTTGAACTCAGTCACAACAGTTAAGCGACTTATTGAAGTTTGGCCTGAAAGCAAAGAGTTGCTACCAAAAGAAGCAGATAAAGCAAGTGCAGCACTTCCTGCTTTACGGGTAGAAGATTTGAATAAGATGATTGGACTTCCTTCCGAGGCCGCATAATCGGCCTTTATTTTTGGCATAAACAACAGAATAAACACTGCACTGTGTATTCATTCCAACGAGTGAATACACGGAGCAATGTCGCTCGTAACTAAACAGGAGCCGACTTGTTCTGATTATTGGAAATCTTCTTTGCCCTCCAATGTGAGGGCTTTTTTATATGCATACCAATAACGCTTCACTAGAGGCGTTTTCGTTATGTGTAAATAAATAAGGAGCACACCATGCAATATGCCATTGCAGGGTGGCCTGTTGCTGGCTGCCCTTCCGAATCTTTACTTGAACGAATCACCCGTAAATTACGTGACGGATGGAAACGCCTTATCGACATACTTAATCAGCCAGGAGTTCCCAAAAATGGATAAAACACTTATGGCTATCCAGACTAAATTCACTATCGCCACTTTTATTGGTGATGAAAAGATGTTTCGTGAAGCCGTCGACGCTTATAAAAAATGGATATTAATACTGAAACTGAGATCAAGCAAAAGCATTCACTAACCCCTTTCCTGTTTTCCTAATCAGCCCGGCATTTCGCGGGCGATATTTTCACAGCTATTTCAGGAGTTCAGCCATGAACGCTTATTACATTCAGGATCGTCTTGAGGCTCAGAGCTGGGCGCGTCACTACCAGCAGATCGCCCGTGAAGAGAAAGAGGCAGAACTGGCAGACGACATGGAAAAAGGCCTGCCCCAGCACCTGTTTGAATCGCTATGCATCGATCATTTGCAACGCCACGGGGCCAGCAAAAAAGCCATTATCCGTGCGTTTGATGACGATGTTGAGTTTCAGGAGCGCATGGCAGAACACATCCGGTACATGGTTGAAACCATTGCTCACCATCAGGTTGATATTGATTCAGAGGTATAAAACGGATGAGTACAGCACTCGCAACGCTGGCAGGGAAGCTGGCTGAACGTGTCGGCATGGATTCTGTCGACCCACAGGAACTGATCACCACTCTTCGCCAGACGGCATTTAAAGGCGATGCCAGCGATGCGCAGTTCATCGCATTGTTGATCGTCGCCAACCAGTACGGCCTTAATCCGTGGACGAAAGAAATTTACGCCTTCCCTGATAAGCAGAACGGCATCGTTCCGGTGGTGGGCGTTGATGGCTGGTCCCGCATCATCAATGAAAACCAGCAGTTTGATGGCATGGACTTTGAGCAGGACAATGAATCCTGTACATGCCGGATTTACCGCAAGGACCGTAATCATCCGATCTGCGTTACCGAATGGATGGATGAATGCCGCCGCGAACCATTCAAAACCCGCGAAGGCAGAGAAATCACCGGACCGTGGCAGTCGCATCCCAAACGGATGTTACGGCATAAAGCCATGATTCAGTGTGCCCGTCTGGCCTTCGGATTTGCTGGTATCTATGACAAGGATGAAGCCGAGCGCATTGTCGAAAATACTGCATACACTGCAGAACGTCAGCCAGAACGCGACATCACTCCGGTTAACGATGAAACCATGCAGGAGATTAACACTCTGCTGATCGCCCTGGATAAAACATGGGATGACGACTTATTGCC